TGGGCTGACGTATTAAACCGTGCCAACCTAGGTATGGAAGTAATGCACGAGCGTAATGCTCACAACTTCCCACTTGATTTAGCATCAGCTGAGACTAGTGAGGTAGCTTTAACAGCACCAGCAATTGGTTAGTGTAAGCGTGGCGACCTGACTTATCATCCTCGCCGCTGTTCACTTCCCTTAATATTAATGACAGTAACAACAGAATATGGTAAGCAAAATATGTTTGCCACTGAACCACCTATCGAAGTAACAACTATGAATGATAACGCTGAACTACAGAATGGCCGATGGGCTATGGTTGGTATCATCGCAGCTCTAGGAGCTTATGTCACAACAGGTCAAATCATACCAGGAGTTTTCTAATGCCAAAAGGTAAAGGTACTTATGGTACTAAAAAAGGAAGACCTCCTAAAAAATAATACCACGTCCGTTCATCCGTAATTTTATGGACGCATGAAGCCAAGGCATGGAACGGGGTCTTGGTACTAAGGAATTACAATGACTGTAAAACTAAAGTATCGTGGTATCACTTACACTAAAACAATCAAATCTTAATTAATGAAAAAACTTGCTCTAGCCCTAGCGGCATCTATCGCTTCAGCTCCTGCAATCGCTGGACCTTATGTTAACGTAGAAACTAACGCTTCTTACACTGGCTCTGATTACACATCAAGAGCTACAGACCTACACGTAGGTTATGAGAACGCAGTTGGTGCTCTTGACTTTTATGTCCAGGGTGGTAAAACAATTAATGCTACAGATGGTGTTGATTCTGATTCAAACTTCTCTGGTAAATTCGGCGGTTCTGTAGCTGCTACTGAGAAGCTTGGTATCTATGGTGAAGTAGCCTTCGCAAATGTATTTGATGAAGATACTGATAACTCATGGGGTACTAAACTAGGAGCTAAATATAGTTTCTAATGGGTCAACAATCTAAACCAGGTGAAGGTTTAGGTACTGCACATCCAGTATCATACTCCCCTGAAGAAAAAACTGATACAAAAGAGAAAAAGGAGGTTGATTATAACTCCCTTGAAGAAGCTCTTACATCAGGTTAACGGATTATGGCTAGGGGTCTTCGGACTCCTATCCGTTTTCATAATGATAGAAGTATTACATACTCATTATCATCATAAGGCAGCACCTTATTGTGCTTCCAGCGAGCTTAGTTTAGCGGTAAAACTCTAGCCTTCCAAGCTAGGTTCATCGGTTCGATTCCGATAGCTCGCTTTGGCTTTTGGCCCCTACGGGGATACCCTGAAGCCGTCTAGACGGTGGGAAAGACCACAAACAATGATCAAAAACATTACGTACGTAAGAAAATAATATAAACTTATTCCATATCAATGGCACAACAAGCAACGACTGCCAATGCCAATGGACCGATTTGGGGAGGTGCCGCTAACGGTGCTGACACAACGACTACAGCTAGAAGAGAACTTTACCTTAAGCTGTTTAGTGGAGAGATGTTCAAAGGATTCCAACGCAATACAATTGCAAGGGATCTTGTAACAAGACGTACCCTTAAAAATGGGAAATCTTTACAGTTCATCTACACGGGTCGCACCAAAGCGGAATTCCATGTTCCTGGCCAGTCCATATTAGGTAACGATGAGAAGACTCCTCCAGTAGCAGAGAAGACCATCACTTGTGATGACCTCTTAATCAGTTCAGCATTCGTGTATGAGCTAGATGAGACTCTTGCTCACTACGACTTGAGGGGAGAAATCTCTCGTAAGATCGGTTATGCATTAGCCGAAAACTATGACCGCCGGATTTTCCGTGCGATCTCAAAGGCTGCTAGACAGCCAGCACCAGTTTCTATGACTAACTTCAAAGAGCCTGGTGGAAGTATTGTTAAAGTTGGTGCTGCAAATAGCACAGCCGCAACAGATGCTTACGACTCAGCTAAGTTAGTACAAGCGTTCTTCGAGGCCGCTGCTATCCTAGATGAGAAGGGAGTAACTACTGACGGACGTGTTGCAGTATTGAACCCAAGACAGTACTATGAATTGATTAGAAATTGTGCAACTAACAACCTAATCAATCGTGACGAAACAGGTGACGCCTTACAATCTGGTAATGGTATCCTTGACATTGCAGGCATTAAGATCTACAAGTCAATGAATATCCCATTCCTGGGTGATTATGGTGTTAACCTAGCTAACCTACCATCTGGTGCTGTATCTAACATCAACGAAGCTGCTTCTAAAGGCTCCTTTATTGGTGAAGATATGGATGACCAAGACGCTGCTACAACTCCTAGTGGACAGAAGACCGTTAATAACTACGGTACTGCTGCTAAGTTTGGCGGGTCTTGTGGACTTATCTTCCAGAAGGAAGCTGCAGGTGTAGTTGAAGCAATTGGACCTCAAGTACAAGTAACTTCAGGTGACGTATCCGTGGTATACCAGGGTGACGTGATTCTTGGACGCTTGGCAATGGGAGCTGATTTCTTGAACCCTGCTGCTGCTGTAGAACTAGTAGCTGGTATTGACGTTTCCGCTAACTGGAACAACACTGCTGTTTCTAACGCATCATTCACATAATCTATATTTTTTAACCAACATATTAGGGGAGCTTCGGTTCCCCTTTTTTTTATTCACAAATATTTATACCTATGGCAACCACAACAATTGACACCGATACAGAACTATCCGCAGTGAACTCAATACTGGGTGCCATCGGTCAGTCTCCTGTAACGACTTTAAATTTTGATAACCCGGAAACATCCTTCATCTATAATATTTTAACAGAAGTTAACAAAGATGTACAGAATGAAGGTTGGCATTTCAACACAGAGCATCATGTTAAGACTTCTCCAGATGCGAATAAACATATAACTCTACCAGCTAACACTTTAAGATATGATTTAAACAATGGTTTAGCAGATAAAAGTGCAGATTTAGTTGTACGTAATGGTAGATTATATGATCTTGTAGACCATACTGATGAATTTACAGGTGATATATATCTGGATCTAACAACATTATATGAATTTGAAGATCTACCTAATGTATTTCAACGTTATATTACCTATAGATCAGCTGTTAGAGCTGCTGCACAGTTAGTATCTAACCCTAGTCTAGTTCAACTTCTATCTCAAGATGAAGCTAAATCTAGAGCTGCATGTGTAGAGTATGAATGCGATATGGGTAATCCATCATTCTTCGGTACACCACATGGTAGCTACTATCCATCTTACCAACCTTATAAATCACTAAGTAGAATTTAATGGCAAGTGTTACACAAACGGTACCTACATATACAGGTGGTATATCTCAGCAGCCAGATGAGTTAAAGGTACCAGGTCAAGTTAATAAAGCTCAAAACGTAATACCTGATGTAACTCATGGTCTCATGAAACGTCCAGGTGGGCGTCTAGTAGCTAGTTTATCTGACTCAGCTGCATTCAATATACCAGATGGATCAAATACAAATACTCAATATGACCCTGACTCACAAACAAATGGTAAATGGTTCAGTTATTATAGAGATGAAACCGAACAATACCTTGGTCAAATATCTCGAACAGGTGATGTTAGGATGTGGAAATGTGCTGACGGCGCACCTGTACCTGTTGTCTATCATGGTGGATCAGGTAGTTCATCTGAGACTGCATTAAAATTATACCTTAATCATAATGCTGATGATGATATTCAATCATTAACACTGAATGATTATACATATATAACTAATAGAGCTACGTTAAAAAGTGATGGTACAACAACTCATCCTAAAACAACAGTAGCAATGTCAGCAACAGTAGAAGCTGCTAGACCTGCTGAAGTATATATAGATTTGAAAAAAATCTCTTATGCAAGTCAATATGCATTAAATTTATATGACAGTACAACAACATCTGAAGTAAGTACTGCTACTAGAATTAGTGTTGAAAGAACTCATGATAGTAGTAATGGATGTAATGCAGATGGAAGTCAACCGAGCGGATTACCTGTAAATGGTTCTAGATGTACAGTTGGATCTGATCAAGATGCTTATTGTCCTAATGTAGATACCAGAATATTTGCTGTAAATTCAGCTTCGTCTGGTAAAGCAAGTGATGCTAATGGTAATGCTTATACATATGATGTTGTTCGTAGTGGAAGTAATCTTGGTGCTAATGTAGCCGCTAATTTATATTTCCGTATAGCAACTATAGGACAGTCTGTAGCTGAAGGTAATAGCCAAGCGAACCCTGATTATAGATGTCGTTATACTACAACCCACGATCTACTATATGGTGGAGAAGGTTGGGAGGTAGGTGATTATTTTTATATTTGGATGAAAGATGCAAGGTATAAAGTAACCATTGAGGATGCTAGTGTATCTAAAGTACAAGCTACAATGAACAGTGTAACAGGTTCAGGTTTAATAAGACCTTTACCTACACCGTTTGATAATGAAACTACCATTACTGCTGAAAGTATTATCGGTGAAATGCGTACTATTATTGAAGGATATAATAATGGTATTGATTCATCTGAAACACAACAAATTGGTACAGGATTATACCTAACTAATGGAAGTGCATTCAATGCTAGTACTCCTAACAAAGACTTAATGAATGTCATAACTGATAGTATTAACACAGTAGAGGATTTACCTCAAGAGTGTAAACATGGTTATGTTGTTAAAGTTAAAAACAGTGATAATGATGAAGATGATTATTATTTAAAATTCTTCGGTACAAACAATCGAGACGGTCCTGGAGTATGGGAAGAATGCCCTGAGCCTGGCCGAAAGATAGAGTTTGATAAAGAAACCATGCCCATCCAAATCGTTCGTTTACAGGACGATGGAAGCGGTACTATAACAGGTACAGCTAATGCTATTTATTTTAAAGTAGGTTATCCAGAATGGGATAATTGTTTAGTTGGTTCTTGGGATTCAACAACTCTAACAGGTACCGTACCTGAGCCAAGTTTTGTTGGAAAAAAAATCTCCAAGATGGTGTTCTACCGAAATCGACTTTGCATGTTATCCGATGAAAATATCGTCATGTCAGTACCAGGAAGTTTCTTTGACTTCTGGGCTAGGACTGCTATGGTCTTTTCTAATACTGACCCTATAGATATATCATGTAGTTCAACATACCCTGCAGTTATATATGATGCTGTACAAAATAATAGTGGACTAGTTTTATTCACACCTAATCAACAATTTCTACTAACAACAGATAGTGATATTTTAAACCCTACCACTGTCAAGATAAATGCTTTATGTACCTATAATTATAACTTTAAAACTAACCCTATAAATTTAGGTACTACTATTGGTTTCTTAGATAACGCTGGTAAATATACTCGTTTCTTTGAAATGGTTAATGTTAGACGAGAAGGTGACCCACAGTTAGTAGAACAGAGTAAAGTTGTTAATAAATTATTTACTGATGATTTAAACCTGATATCTAACTCTAGAGAAAACGGAGTCATATTTTTCAGCGAAAAAAATCTGCCAACTCTATACGGCTTCCGTTACTTTAATGACTCTGAGAAACGAATGCAGCAAGCATGGTTTACTTGGGAATTACAAGGAAATGTACAATATCATTGTGTCTTAGATGACTCTGTATATACCGTAATAAG